AAGCATCATAAAACCAACCACCTGCTCCGTTGGCGGTAGATTCTAATAATATTTCTGACTCAGCTTCTGGCACGGTTTGTAGTAAGCCAGGGATAATATCTGCATTGGGATAGAAAGCTACCTCAGAACCGTGTAAGTAGTTAGTAGTCCAACCACGACCAACCTCCCCTGTTCGGGCTGTAGCAATCCTCCACCGAGATCCGTGGGTAAATGCCATTGAGTTGCTGGTTGATTCTTTGAGCTCTGGAGTTACGACTGGGTGCGGTAAATTATCATAAAAATTCTTGACCATACTGAAGATAGCTTTGGTTGATTCATTCAAGTGTGATACTACTACCGCATTCTGATTCTGTTCAGTATTTGTCTTCCAAAAACCTCGTGCCTGACAATAGGTAGAAATACCCGTCTGACGACTCTTTAAGATGAGCATTCTCACCCTTCCATGATGAGAATATTGCTCATTAATCATCTCGTCTAATAATCTTTGTGCTTCGTTGAATTTGAAGTCAATTAAATTACCTTGTTTGTCTATGATCTTTAGACAATGTTCTGCATAAAGAGGCAGATTCGTTTTGAAGGTTTTTATAATTTTTGATATTTTATTTTTTTCAACTTGGACTTCCAAAATTACATACCCCCCCTAAGGTCATGGGGGGATATAGGATGTATATATATAGGTGTAGCCGTGTCCAGCACTCCCCCCTGTTTGTCTGCATGCCTGTGTTTATGCATATATTGGGCTTTTTACAGCATCACCTTAATGAGGCGATTCTTTATCTAGGAAATCCAAGCTTTCAAACCATCCACTTTCTTGCATATTTACTTCCAATTTCTGCTTCTCGTCTATCATTCCATAGTATTTCATAAGCAATTCAAGGGCTTTTATACGGCTTCCACCTGTATGACCGACTACATCCCCAAGTGCTTCCTCTTTTAAGCGTTCTATGATGTCCTCATGCTCTTTTAAATGCCTTTCTTGGGTCTTTTCTTGCTCAAATGCAATCATTTTTTTAATCTCGTCTTTTCTCATCAATCGATACGCTATATTGGAAGCCGATCTTTCAGAATATCCACACAATCTAGCAGACTCCGTGGCGTTCTTTGTCCTCATAAAATGCTGAACAAATTCGGCGTAGCGTTGGTTTAGTGGTTTACCTTTAATACTCATAATTAATAACCTCTCTTTGTGTCTCTTCTTATTATATATATCTATCTCTTATAAGTGTAGTTGCTTTAATTGTTGCCCTCTTTTTTCTTTCCCCGAATGAAGCCCCTGGAATCTTTATTATTTAAGATCATAAATTAATTTAATCTTTTTTTATTTAGTTCTTGCATTCTGTTAATGTGTCATGTAATGTATACATTTAATTACTTAATTAATGGAGGTAAACAATGTTAAGTGTTAATAAAATATCCGATCTTCTAAAGGGTTGGGAAAACGGAAAGAATAGGGCAAGAACAATAAAACACCCTTTCAAGCTAAATAAAAAAGTTAATATCATGGGTTATCTGATGTTATATAAATTAAACAGGGGGGATTTCAAATAATGGAAACATTAGAACAAATGAGAACACGCTTTCACAATGAAAGAGAACAAGAGTTCAAAAGAAATAAACAAAATATTTATGTGCGTCTTTCTGGCTCAAATAAATATTATTACGCTTGGCAATGTCAAAATTTTACACGCTATATTTTAGAGAATGGTTTTAATAATTATAAGCCAAACGAAATAGACAGCGTCTATTTTGATAATCACAGCATAACAATTAGATTACATTCAACAGCAGAAACCGACATAAAAAGATTTGATTCTAAAAAAGAGATGCTTTCTTATGTTGTGGGCTTCAATGATTGTTTGGGGGTTAAGTAATGGAAAATTTATTAGTAGAAATATTGAAAAAAGCAAAATCAAAGAATATTGAATTTCGCTATAGTGCAGAAGAATTAGAAAATTATGACTGTGATGAATTTATTGTGCCATTTGGATATGACATTAACAAAGTTATAGATACATTCAATAAAGTTGATATTGAGGGCGTTGTTGAATTTCAACACGACAACGGGGAAACAGGTTTCTTGTGTTGGGAAACTTGGAATGAGGATGTAGATTGTCTTAAGTATTATGATGATAACTTGGATGAATGGCTTGGGCTGTCTGCTCTTGTTGATAAGTGGGAAGATGATTTCTTGAAGTGGAAGAAAGGACTATTAAAAATATAATGCTTATGATCCTTATAGCTTTACTGATGATCGCTAATTGCGTGAAATTCTTTCTTTTCCCCGATTTCGGGGGTGAGAAAGAATATAAAGCATATTACAAATGGAGGGGAATATGACTAATAAATTATACACAATACACATTACATTAGATGAGGTTATTGCATTGCGTAAAGCAAGAGATATAACAATTAATAAATTTAGAGTAATGAAGGAAGAAAACGACAAATGGGAAACCTTGCCTCATAACGATACACAAAGAGATTTGAATGCTCTTGTTGATAAAGTTAATGAGGAGGTTTATAGCCAATATCAAAACGAACTCAAAGCTAAGGAGGTGGTTTAGTGAATTGGAAAACAAACAAAACCCAAATCATCCCTAAATGGGGTGGTGGTTGGCACAGATTTAATAAGTGCGATCTTGTCGCAGTAGATAAATATGAGGGTGTTCCATCAATAAAACTATCAACACATAAAGAGCCAATAAAAATGCGTATTAGTATTGATGAATTTTGGGATGACTTTTACGCATCAAGGCAATTGTAGGGGGCAGATTATGACAGTTAAAGATTTAATAAATGTTTTACAAAACATAGAAGATAAAAGTCTATTGATTAGGGTTATTGAAAATAACGACTTTGATATAGACGGAAATCCTAAACCTAATTTTTGGCTAAGTGGAATAGAGGTGTCAGAAGAAGGGCAAAGTGGTTATGAACAAAACGGAGAAATCCGATTAATAGGGAGTGAATGATGAGCATTAAGAAAGTAGAAATGAAATTAATTGTGCATGTTGATACCAAAGATGAAATTATTTGTCCAAGTGGTGATCCTACAGAAGATAATGTTGTTTTAAATGCTATACATTCTGATTTCTTTTTGGAAAGAGTTGATGTTGTAAAAGTAAGAGAGGTGAATGATGATATTAGTTGAATTTGCGATCCAAGATGGTGAGAGGGAATATTTTGATTTTGGTTATTACAATAACTTTACCCAGACTGATTATTTAGAGGGCAAGATTACAGATAGAGAAATGCTGAATGAACATTTCTGTCTTGACCTTAAAGATGATGATTATTTTGATAAAGATAACGAACAATATTGGAATGATTGTTATACACGAGCAGTCTGGGTGTCTAATGTTTCAGTTGCTAACGAACAAGATATTGAGACATTAAAGCAATATAGAGTAGTTTTTTAAGGAGGTCAATGATGAGTAGAGGATGTTGTAATAGGTGTGGTTATAAAGCTGACTACATAACAGACTTTAACAATTATGAAGATAATGGTTATAAAAATATTAACGCAGTTCCATTTATTAAAATGATATGTGGTGCTTGTTATGAGGGGGTGAATGATGAGTAGATTAAAAAATTTCTTAATAGATGATTTACAGAAGTTAGAAAGAGCCTATACAGAAATTGATGAAATAATTGCTGATAGAGTTCATTACATAAAAGAAGATACTAAGATTTCAGAACATCTGGAAACATTAGAAAGGTTTGTTTTGTATTGGCAACATCATCATAAAAAATTATAAAGGTTTACTAGCTAGGCAGAGTGCTAGTATAAAAAAATCTACTGCCGAGAGTTGCTACTCTTTCGTGAATAATAAAAGTAGTCTTGCATAACAACTGTAAGCAAAAAAACGCTTGTTGTAGGGGTTGCTAGATCCTCTGCGTTAGAACAAAACTAGCTAGACTGATTTTTCCTCATGTGCGAGGGTGTTTCAATGTCGATAAATAACAAAACACAGCATTGCTAGTGTCGATTTTGCTAGTTTTAGAGACCTAAACCAGAAAACTAGCACTTTTATTTTTAATGTTAAGGAGGGAAATAATGTTAACAAAAAAAGATTTAAAGAAATATGGTTGGAATGTAATACCAAAAGGTATTTGGTTTGGAGGTAGATCGCATAGCCAATTAGCTCAGTATTTACCAGATGAAGCTTTAGAAGATACTGAATTTGAAGATTTAGATTTTCTTGTCATTGGGTGGAAAAAACCAAGAGGAGGTGAATGATGAGTAAATTTAAAAAAGAATATGTTTATGATGTTGAGGAATATTCCCAAGATGTTAGAAATTATGAAGTTATATCAAATGTTAAGTTGACTGAATATGAATTGGAATGCATTTATGGTGAGGTAGATATAAATAAGTCTGGTGATACTACTAATGGCGTACAAAAATATATCGATTGGGAGAATGAAAGATTTTCAGATGATGAAATTGAAAATAAAGTAAAAGTATCTGTTAAATTTGTCGGCACAGAATATGGTGATGATTGCCAGGTAGATATAACAGGAGAATTTGAAGAGGAGGTGAATGATGAGTAGAGAAGAAATGGAAAATGCAATAGTTAGAAACTATGTGGATGTAATAAAGAGTTGGGTGTATAGCGATAATGATCTTGAATTAGAAGATCATGTCGCAGAAAGGATTTATTCTAATTTTAAAGGTATGGACTTAGCAGACATACAAGCAGAATATGAGGAGGTGAATGATGGAGATGAAAGTTAAGATGCAAGTACGCCATGATTGGTTTATACCTTGGATACTTGAGGGATATGATAGTCATGACATGATAAATGCATGGGGTATGGGAGAAACTTTAGAAGATTTTTGTATGGGTATTGCTGGGTTGCTACCAATAGATCATATATGGAATTGGGATGATATTAAAAACCATTTTGATGATGAGCCTTATAATGGCTCAGAAATCAATCCAGAAACAGGAAAATTATATGCATCATGGACAGAATATTATGAAGTAGATGGTTATATACATGATCCTTTTTTTGACTTACCAGAAACAATTGAGGTTGAGTGGGTAGATGATGACGGAGAGGTAGTAGCAACATGATTACAGATAGTGAAGCACTTGTTTGGGCGAGTGGACATTTCCTTTGTGAACACTTTCCAGAAGATTTTATAAATTGGGAGGAAGAACAGGTTAATGAATTTATTTTAGATAATGTATGGCAACCTTTTGAGGGCTATCCAGCAGAAGATGTCTGGGAAATTATAGATAACTTAGCTTGTGATTTTAAACAAACAATGAATGATAAATTAAAAAAGGTGAATGATGAGTAGGAAAGATAAAATTAGAGAAAGACTGTTTGAGGATCTATTAGATATTACAGAAGATGCACAAAGATTAGGTGTGCAAGAAGTGGTCTGGCATGGTATTAGCTTTTTTACGCAGATGGCTATTGATTGTGCACCAACAGTTGCTGATGGTAGAAGGCTTGTAAAAGATGCATCTAAGAGTGTTAAGAAAGATAAAGGCTCTGATGCTACAATAACAGATACATAGGGGGGTATTATGAAATCTACTTTTGAATCCTTACAAGAGAGAGTTTACAACGCTATCTTAGATCACGGAGGAGAATTGACACCTAAAGTCAAAGAGTTAGTGTCTAACTTTACAGATGATTTATTAAATGCTGATGATAATTTAGCAGAAGTTATAAAGGAATAGGTATCAATTTTTCTTTCCCCCGATTACCTCCAGGGCTTGGACTGGAAGAGAAGTGATTCAGCTTGTCTTCTAGCCACAAGCCCATCTGAAACCACTTTTTCTCCATTGATAGTTACTTTGTTCCATAATCTTATCTTCTCCGGAACATCATCCCACTCTTCTGCATTAATCTTTTTTAAGGCGGAGGAGGATGCAAAGGCATTTCCACCTATATTGAAGCAAAGGGCAACACAAGATGAGAACTGGTCTGAGTTGAGATCAACTGCTACATAATTTCTTACATACTTCTCATACTTTTTGAGTTCATGTGCTAAAAGTTCCTCTGCTTCTTGAATAGTAATTTTCATGCCATCCTCTACTTTAGTGCCATCTTTAAGATATAGACTGCCAAACCCTATCGTTTTTTTGTCAGCCTGGCAACGATAAGCAACTGCATTACCTTCGGAGTCTGTGGGACAGCCCTCAAAGTATTTAATAAGCTCAATGCCCTCTTTTGTCATTTGTGGCTCTGATTTTCTAAAAAACATTATATGTAGTCTATCTCCTTCAAGGCATCTTCAAAGTTATTGCCAAGTTTATTCCACTCAAGATCACCAGCTAGTTTATAAATCCAACCGCTGTTTTTGTTTCTTTTGCCGTATGGGTTTTTGGGTATCCATCTAAGAACTACCCTTTCGTGTCCTTTTTGTCTAAACCTATGTATAAGTTCTTCTTTTTTACTTAACAAAACAATCTACCATTTTTTACACGACCAATACCTAGCAGTAAGTTTGCTAGGTGGACTTGTGTCGCATCTGTGTCTAGCCCTAAAAGATTTTCTTCTTGCTGGACTACTTTTTTTGATCTTCATGTTGGGATCACCAAACCTTATCAGCTTAATTTTCTTGCCTTGTTTGGCTAATACAGCAAATTTTTTGCTCTTGTTTGGTGTTCTTTTAGGTTTGTTATAGCCACTAAACCTTTCTCCTCTGTAAGTTATTGCCATTATTTCTTTTTCTTTTTCCTAGTTTTTCTCTTAATTATAGTCCGAACATTTGTTGGTTTTCCACCTACACCTTGCTTGACAGCTCTTTTTCTACGCACAGCAGAGCGTATTTGTGCTTTGGTCATAGACCTTGCTTTGGATCTTGGGACACATTTTGGATATCCTCTTTTGCTTTTAGATGCAGATTTTCTACCGCATGGTTGAAAGCGACCTTTCTTTTTGGGTGCAGATATGTCTACCCAGTCTCCTTTTTTTCCTTTCCCGAACCAAGCGGTGAGACCTCCAGTAGGTTTAGCCATCTTTCTTTAATAGACCGACAAGCCAATGCCAAACGGCTACAAGCTTATGCCATACCCATAAACAAGCTGATTTAATCCAGCCCCATAATGTGTGTAAGTATTTCATCTGTATCTCCCCCCCCTTTTTTTGTATTCACGAACTAACCATGCGTTTGCGTAAGCAGATGGATAGACCTTGAATTTTCTTTTGGCAGCCGCTTTGACCCTAGAATATAGTGCTTTGTTGACTACATTACTAGGTATCTTTGACTTAGTAGATTTCTTTTTACTTTTTTTTGCCACGCTTTTGACTCCTAAGCTTTTTGAAATCAGCACCAGTAATTTTGTTAAAAGGTGGTGCCATTCTAGCTATGAAGAGTTGTTTTGGTGTAAGTTTATGATTGCCTGGCATCTTACTTCCTCTTCATTTTACCTTTGCCTTTTTTTGACATAGGTTTTTTCTTTTTCTTTTTTTTGCCCATTCCGTATCCGTAAGCCATTATTTCCTCCAAGATTTTTTTGCTTTCATTTGTGCTTTTTTGGATAGATCACCAAAATGAAATAGTCTTACACTTGATTTGGTATGTGTTTTACCAGAGTGTAGCTGACCGTTAGGCATCTTATGATATTTGCCTTTATGTATCGTTCCATCCTTTTTGTAATGGTTTACGCCCATTCCCATAACCTTCTCCAAAAAGTTTTACTACCCTATGATATACCATATTTTTCATGCCTTCCAATGTTTTGTTGTGATCTGGTAGCTCTTGCCATGCCTTTTTTCTTTCCTCCCGGGTGGGCAGATCGGCAATAGTTTTGGGTAAACCCATTTGCATAGCAGTTAAATAGATAAGATCATGCCACTTTGGATCTATGTCAGACATATAATCCATGCGTTCTTTATGTGTTCTGAGTAAGCTTATGTTGTGTGAGTATCTAAGATTATCAATCTGTCCATTCTTCTTGTGTTTCATTTTCTGGATACTCTAATTCTTTTAGTAGCTCTCCATAGTGTATTGCCTTATCAACATCTTCAACACCACCTTTGAGCCTATGTCTTACAATGTATTTTATAACATTAGACTCACAAGCGTTTAAGTTATTTAACTGACAGAACTCAACAACCTGTATAGGCATATCCTTGTAGTGATTACCACCTACTTGTTTATTTAGTGCTGTTTTTGACGATCTCTCTAAGCTTTCTGAGGAGCTCTTCTTCTGTTCCATATCTTCTGATGAACTCTGCTTTGAAAGGATGTCTCGAAACGAATCTTTCATTATTTTCTCCTTGTCGGTGGTGTGGAAAGCACAATCCTATTGTTTCTAGATGTGCTCCTGGTTTGGTTTTGCCATTGATGTGATGAATTTCGCATGGTGTGTAGCAGTCGTAATATAGTCTACAGACTATGCACCCCTCCTGGGATATTGAGTTCATCCAATCTTGCTCTTGCTTGTTCGGTGTTCTGCCTTTCATATTCTTCGTGTAAGAAGTTTAGATTACTAATTACATATTCATTATAAGGCTTACCAACCTCTTTGTAATTGCTAAATTTTCTTACCTCAGATAAGTTTTCTTGATGCATATCTATGCAAAACGATTTAAAATCTTTAAGCTCCATACCTACTCCTCTCCATTCTTAAGTTTGCCATTTTGGTTCTCCACTCCTCAAACTGCATATCGATAGCAGCCTTCTCCGTGTTTAATTGGTCGAGCCTAGCCTTAGCACTAATAAGTTCAAAGGATGCCTTAGAATAGTCCTCAGACGCTTCTGCTTTAGATTTTTGAGCATTATAGCTACGCTCTCCATCTTCTTTAGCTTTACACAACTCTTTCCAAAAAACTTTTTTTAAGTTGGACTCAAACTGACCAATGTTAATTCTAGCTTCTGCAATATCAGGAATGATATCTCTTAGCTGTTGATGAAAATTCTCAGATTTGTCCATATTCTTTTCTCCCCCCGAAGGCGTGCTCCTCTGGATCGTAAAACTTTGATTTTGCCCCATCAAAACCAAGCTCAAACTCTCCCATTTCTCCAAGTCTGTTCTTCCTAATTATAACCTCTGCTGACCCAGTATCTATAGAATCATAATATTCTTGTCTATACAACATAATTACCATATCAGCATCTTGTTCAATAGAGCCACTATCACGCAGATCTGAAAGGACTGGTCGCTTGTCCGTTCTCGCCTCCACACCCCGATTTAATTGAGATAACGAGATTAACGGACAGCCTATATCTTTAGCCAGCCCCTTCAGAAGATTGGATATATATGTCATTGATGCTGTTCTACTGTCTGAATTACTCGGTGCTTTGTTTGTCGTCATTAAAAGCTGTAAGTAATCAACAACAATGAGATCTATATCTTTGACCGATTGTATTGCTTTTGTTTTGTTTATAAGTGTTTCTATGGTGATTGGTGATCTGTCATACACATAAAGACTTGATTGTTTCAGTTCGTTGTTCACCAGCTCAAACTCTTTCCATTGCTTATTAGATAATCCGCCAGCTATCAAAACATCCATGGTAAGGTCTGATTGACTACTAATAATCTTTTTAATTAACTGTTCATTTGTCATCTCAAGACTGAATATTAATACTGTTTTGCCTTTAAGGATGTTTGATGTTGCTATATTAAGTGCCCATGTGGTTTTACCCATGCCTGGGCGACCAGCTACAACAATAAGATCACCAGATTTAAACCCTTTGATTCTTTTATCTATGTTGTCAAACCCAGTTTGTATAAGGTTCTTATATATCATTTCAGTATCTTGTAATTCTTTTTTTACTGAATCGAGAACATCACCAATCTCTTTAGGTGCTCCAATGTTTTTTGTAATCTTGTTGTTTACTAATAAGTTATTGACCTCTTCAACCTTTTCTTCAATAGTGAGGTCTTTTTCTACGATTTGAGGTATCTTTTTTGCGAGCACCAATAACTTTTTGTTTGCTGTTTTTTTATGCATAAGCTTCAACCAGCTTCTGATCCCGGCTGAAGAAATACAGTAAGCTCCAGCTTCTTTGATATCAGCTATCATGTTTTTATTCTTGAGATTGTGTGTGATCGTTACAATATCTGATGCTTGCTGATCTATCATTATCTCGTAAGCTTTCTGATATGACTTATTATCAAAGTGCTCTGGCAAAAGACCATCCTCTTGTGAAAGCAAAAAAGCCTTTCTGCTCAACAACATAGAGCCAATCACATTGGCTTCAAGATCTAATATTTCCTTATCCATATCTTCTCTCAATGATTGCATCAAACTGATTCATGCCCAACATTGTCATAAGTGTTGGCTTTTTGTCCCAGTAAGACCTTATCCATTTTTTATGACCATCACTATTTGCAATACTGAAGTATGCTTCCCAAAACTCCTCCTTAGTAAGATCTATTTTGTTATTTGTTTTTGGTGAGGTAATTCCTTTTCTCCCCAACTCCCTGAGTTCCTTCCATCTTGGCACAGCCTTGAATGTATTGACTGAGTGCTGATAAAAAACCTTGTCAGTTTTTTCTTTATAGATATTATTTATTTTATCCAACTCCAGTATATATACCTTTTTAGTATTAGCTTTAGTATTGTAGCCACCTGCCGACCCCCTATAGCCGTCTGCCGACCCCACCTTAAGGGTATAAAGATTGCTTGTATTGTTTCGTTTTTCCCAGTCAACATAGCCAGCATCTTTTAGCTTCTTTAAATTATCTTTAACAGCTGTTAATGAAAGACCTGTAATTTCTGTTAGCTTTTCATGTGATGGATAAGATTGACCAAATTGATCTGAGTAATTAGCTAATGCAAAAAGAATTAATTTTTGAGTTGGTGAGACTTCTACTCTGATAATTTTTGTAATGTATTCCACAGACATAGAGCAACAGATTAACACTAAAAATATATTTATGTAAATACTTGTTTTCAATTTATTTTTATACTATATTTGTAAACAATGAAATACAAAGAGGAAATCAATGAATAATAATTTAGTAGAAGCTTTACTCAAAGCACAAAGAAATATACAACACGCAATCAAGGATGCTAGAGCACAATTTGGTGAGTATTCAACAGTTAATTCTGTTATTGATGCAGTAAAAGAACCCCTTAATAATGAAGGTATTGTCTTCATACAAAGACTGCACGCTCATCCAAGCGGTAATCATGGCATTGCTGTTGAGACGGTCCTCATGGGACATGGATCTGAAATAAGCTCTGGCATCCTACCTATACCAGCAAAGAACAACACAGCCCAGGACATGGGTAGTTGCATAACCTATGGGCGTAGATATTCACTTTCAGCTGTATTGGGGTTAGGTGCTGTTGATGATGATGGTCAAGCCTCAACCGATGCTGCAAGCCAGACAGAGACAGAGGAAGATCATGTGCAAAATATGTTAGATGACTTAGAAGCCAACGGAAAAGGACAAAAATCTGCAAGAAACATATATGAAAATCATTTCAAGCTTGCTGAAATGGCAGAAGACCACGAACTGGCATCAAAACTTACAGCAAGTTTTGACGATTGGTTTGATGCACAGCTACAAAAGGCTTCAGGCAAATGACCAAAATTAAACAAGGCTCACCAGAGTGGCACGCACAAAGAGAAGGCAAGATTACTGGCACTAGGTTTTCTAAGGCAATAGGGGAACACGATTTCATAAAGGGAGATCAAAGAGAAGCGTTGGCAAGAGAAATGTATCGTGCTGATAATGGTTTATCACAAGATCCGCATACATCTTTTGCTATTTATGCCATGAAACACGGAACTGATAACGAAAAAAACGCCCAACAAACCCTTAAAAATCTTGGACACACCATAAGAAATACATCTTTTGTTACTCACAAAGACCATGATTGGTTGGGCGTATCACCAGATGGCATGATGTTGAAGGGCAGAAAAGACAGTATGTGCGGTTTAGAGATCAAATGTCCGATTGGCAAACCAGTAAAAGATGTTAAGAATGAAAGAAGATCTTATTATCACCAAATGCAACTTGCTATGGAATGCATGGATGTAGATGAGATGCTTTTCTTTCAGTGGTATTCAGACGAAGAATATTACGAAGAATGGGTTGACAGAGATCCAGAATGGGCTGAGACATATATACCTCAAGCAAAACAATTTTTAGATTGGTATAAAGAGAAGTCTCAAGATCAAAGCTGTATTGATAGATGGTCAAAGGATAAAGAGACACCAGGAATAGATTATAAAGATGTTGATGAAGACGATAAAACTTCTGAGTTAACAAATATATTAAAAGAACTAAGTGAGCTATCTGAAAGGAAAAGCCTTCTTGATGCGAGAAAGAAGGAACTGACAGAGGTGTTGATAGACAAACACCAAGGAGCATTTAGTACCGAGAGCGTAAAGTGTCATATTACTGAAGCTCAAGGTCGAATAAACTACACCAGCCTAGTAAAAGATGAAGGTATTCCATATGAAACTATTGAAAAATATAGGGGGAAAGGAACAGCCAGAGTCTATGCTAAATTAGTGGAGAATAATAATGAAGAATAATAGATCTATAAGTGCAAGAGTTACCCAGGAGGTCGTAGATGCTTTTGAAAAGGCAAGGAAAACCAAGGGGCACAAATATTATGATAGAGCTAACGCTTATATCATAAAAAAAGTGTTAGGCGATTGGGCTAAAAAGGAGAAATAAAATGGAAGAGAAGTTTGATAAAACCAATAAAGGAGCTGTTTGGAAAAACAGATACAAAACAAAAGATACGCAACCAGACTTTACAGGAGGCAAGGGAGCGGGATTTTTTCTTAAAATTGAAAATGGTCTTTCTAATTGGAAAAATGAAGTTCTTGTTGAAGATGTTGCAAGCCTAGTAACTTATGATAAAGACGGAAACCCTTACCCACTTTTTATTAAGAACAATGAAGGCAAGGTTACTGGAATACAACTTTGCATGAACATGAAGTCATGGAAAAGAAAAGAGGGAGGAAAAGATGATGCTCCAGTTCTTACATTTCAAGCGGAGCCGAATGTTAATAATCCCAATGAAAACCAAATACCTTTTCCAAAAGAAGAGGTGAAAAATGATAATATATCTGATGAAGATATCCCATTCTAGATAAGGAGTAAAAATGGAAAAAGAAAAAACCAATGACGAAGGTGCACAACCTCAACCAGTAGATAATATTAATTTAAGTATTGGTGGAGAGATTAGAAACTAT